CTCCACCAATTTCTTTTACAATATCTTTAAGAAAATCCAAATTCTTTTTCCTCCTTTTTTACATTTTTATAAAATCTATAGGACCACAATTTAGCATATAAGTCCTTTTTATCGTATTTTTTTGACATTTCAATTAGAATGTCTAATTCCTTATCGGTTATTGGCAATTCCATTATAGTATCAAACAAAAAAAGAATCAAGTGTTGTCCTCTTTTCCGAATTCCACCCAATCGCATTTAAAATGGTTTTAAGTGGTTCAAGAAATCCCTTTTCAAATTGAGTATCATAATCAACATAATGACTTAAACCAAGTTCCTTTGGAAAATCTTGAATAAATGAAATAACATTTTCATAGATAGGATTTGGTTTTTTTAAATAGCAGAATTTAATTTTTTCTCCATTCTGAATAAGAGAATATTTTTTTGCTAGATTTTTTTCTTTTATATGATGATTAAAAAGAAGTGCCCCACGAACTGCAATAGGAGTTCCTTTTTCGTAAATGGAATTTGATGACCTGTATTTGACCACATCATTTACCGAGCGAGGAAAAGAAACTTCTTCTGGAGAAAATTTATGAAAATCCATTCTACATTTTTCAATAAATTTAATCACATCATCCTCAGTTCCACTCATCATTAACTTAAGAGCATCTTTAATCATCTTGCGACAAGGTGCTGGGGTTGAAGATTTTACTGCTTCAATTCCCATAATCTTGAGTTTTGGTTCAGCATAACGAACTCCTTCACTATCCCAAACATTCATAATGTAACGCTTTTTAGCAGTCCAGATTCCACGATCCGCAATGTTTTCCCGCTTCATCTGCATTTTCTGCTCATACGCATTCATGTATTCGGCCAATTCTTTGTAGCAACTTTCAATATACTTTTCAAGTTCCACCTTAGCGACCTTATCAAGGAACGAGACAATGCTTTCAGTAGTTTTCTCTCTTCCCTTGTATACACTTTCAACCAAAGGACCCATATGAAGATAAATGGAATCAGTATCAGAAGCAATGACATAATCAACATCTTGTGTTTTTAGAACCTTGTTCATATACTTATTCAATTTTTCTTCAATCCATCTAATGGCAACTTGACCAGACAAAGTAATTGCTTCGGCGTTTTCCAATTTATAGTAACGGAAGTAGTTATTACCGATAGCACCATAAGCAGAGTTGAGAGAAATCTTCTTTGCCATCTGAATATTATTACAGCGAGCAATCTCTTTTTCTAATTCCTTAGTTTTAGTTTTCTCGTACTTTTTCTTTGCCTCAATCATCTTCTTTTTAAAGATGACTCGCTCATTATACATTTTTTCCATCAACTCAGGAAGAATTCCACGCACATCTTTACGATACATTGCACCATTGGGACATACCGCATAATCAGGATACATTTCAAATGAAACTTTCTGATTGAGGATTTTATCTACAGATACATTTGGGCACCTTTCTTCTAAAAGAGTTTCTGGAGACACATTAAATTGCATAATTAAATGTGGATATAGACTGTTTAAGTCAAAATTAACAATCCAGTCATAAACACCCGGAATAGGTTCTTTTACATAAGCACCAGCATACTTATCATTTTTTTCAGTTCTATCTTTTGGCGGAATAACAACATTTCTCTTTTTTAAGTAGTTGTAAATTATATTATCCCACATACGGACTTGATAAAATACATCACCGTAATTTACTTTAGCATCATATGCCATAGTAATTGCAAGTTCAATCAGTTTCATTTTGTCTTCCAGACGGTCAACAAGTTCTACGTCAACGATGTTGTATTCTACGAATTTCTGCCAACCTTTAGTATAGAAATCCTTAAAAGTATCAAACTCAGAGTGATCTAGTTTTTTCTGCCCAAGTTCAACTTCGGCAATATAATCTAGACGATAAGATTCTTGTGCCTTATAAGTAAATTTCTTATAAAGATCCAAATAATCCAACTGAGTAACACCGCCAATATCCATGCAAATTTGTTGGCGGTTATTTATCCATACTTCTTCCTGAGATACTAATCCCCAAGGAGAAAAACTTCTTGCTTTTTTTTCACCTAGAACTCTTGAGAGACGACCACAAATATATGGAATATCGAAGAATTGAATATTCCACCCAGTCACAACCTCGGGCATATTATGATCCCAATAGTAAAGAAATGTACTTAATAATCCATACTCAGAATCACACTGAATATATTTTACATTACTTTGCTTATTATTAAAAGGTTTAGTTCCCCAAGTAATAATTTTTTTGGTAGAATAATCTTGAATTGTAATTAAAAGAATTTCTTCATCGCAAGACTTTGGATCAGGGAATCCATTTTCGGAAGTAGTTTCAATATCAAGAGTAACTAATTTAATTTTAGAAATATCAAATTTAATTTCATCCTCAGAATATTTGTCGGAAATATATTGATAAACATATCTGTCATTACCATATATTTTGAAGTTCTCTACTCCTTCATATTTTTTATAAAAATCACGACAATCACGAACAGTTCCCGGTTGTATTGATTCTACATATTCACCCTCTAGAGTTTTATATTCAGTTGGTTTATTGGATTTTACGAAAAGAGTAGGTGAATACTCTTCTTTAAACATAACATGTTCACCATTTTCATAACCACGAACGAGAAACTTGTTCCCGATCATTTGTACATTTGTGTAAAATCTCATCATTTAATAAGGTCTTGATATTTTTCCAGAAGAGTTGGTTTTGGATCAGTAATAGTAATAATTTTTTCAGAATGGATCATAAAAGTATTCTGACTAGTATAATCCATTAACCATGGACATAAAGTTTGGTCTTTAGTGAGTAAGAATGGTTCTATTAATTTACAATCGGGTTCTCCAATATCAACACCGACTTCTTCAATCTGACTCACTAAGATCTGATTGTTCAGCAAAATTAATAACTTGATGTTCTTCATTTCCATTTTTTTCTAATACTTGAGTTTCATAAAGTTCCTTGAGATTATCGTTTGGACTTACTATTGTAACAATCCAATCAGGAACTATTTCTACAGTGTCATCTTTTGCCAAGATAGGCCATTTAACTAACGATACACTATATTGATTATCTCCATTCTCCTGATCGAGAATTTTATAAGAACCATTAATAGTTACTTTACAAGGATTTTCAAGAATATAACAAACTAACTTTTCATCATAAAATCCTTCCTTAACATCGGAAATAATATTTTCCCCTGATTTAAGTAATATAAGTTTTACAGTCATAAAAGTCCTACACCTCTTTGTCATTTTAGCAAAAAAATAGAGGGGAGTCAACCTGAATTTTGCCAGGCTCCCCTCGCGGCGACAATAATCAATTATATTTATAGGTAATCTTTTCTCTTATGATGTTCGGGAACGATTTTTTTCAAGTTGATAGAGAGAAGTCCATCTTCAAATGATACATCGGCAACTTCTGTGTCGTCTGCCATTGTCCACGCTCTCTTGAAAGATCGTTGAGCTAGTCCCTTATGAACATAACTGGTTTCCGTTTCTTTATCTTCCTTTTGCCCCTCAACAAATAGTTTTCCATCTTGGGTATAAACATAAACCTCTTTGTTTTTAAATCCAGCAAGTGCAAGTTCAAGTCTTGACTCAACATTACTAACTTGAACCAAGTTATATGGAGGATAATTGGAAGTAGTTTCGTGAAGATTAAATAATCGATCAAAATATTCATCAAGACCGATACTATTGCGTGTGATTCTATCCATTAAAGCAGGAAGATCCGCAGCAGTGTAACGTGCAAGATTAGTCATTATAGTAGCTCCTTTTAAGCGAGTTTGTATTTTGTGGACCCCGAAGGCATCCATTAATAATTTATAATAGTTTCAATAAAAAAGGGAGTGTGGAACTCCCTATAGAATCATTCGGTTTCCTGAACCTTTCCTTTTTTACCAATATTATATTTTTGCTCAAGTTCCCAATCGTTTTTCTCCTTATAAGGAAGAACCTTAATCTGATTAAGTGGGGCAATGTCAGAAATCTTATCCTGATTAACTACAGTAATAAGACCCCAATCAGCAAGAAGGCGAATAATACGATTCCGTCTTTGGACATCGTTCACTGTTAGGTTTGCGTGTTTGCCATCAAGAGCAAACAGTTCTTTAAAGTGAGTGATATAATATCTTCCTTGCTTATGGAGAATATGAGCACTCTGATAGAGTTTTTTCTCCTTTCTCGATGCAACTCCGATACGAGTCAGTGTCTCACGAACTTTTAAAAAGTCATCTGGTTCATTCAGAATGACCTCCACCATCATATCGGGAGACCAGTTTACCTGTGGTTCAATTGTTTGGTTAGTCATTTCGTTCCGCCAATTTCAAATCGTTGTTTTATAAAGTTAAGTTGTTTTTTATTTAGAATTTTTAAAGCTTGTAATGCTTTTTCATTACTATATCCATAATAACGTTTGACATATTCTAAATCCTGAACTTTATCTTTACGGAGCCAGGGAGAAAATCTCTTCCGTTTCCTCAAACTATTTAGATAAAATGAATATTGCATATCCTTATCAAGATGATGATTGATATTCATTTCATTTGCAAAAAGAATAGAATCTATCTGACCGGAAAAACATTTATTAATAATATAAGGAGCATATTCCTTAATACAATTAGGATCTTCTTCAATCAGATTTTTCTTAGTAAAATTAATTGAGTTCAGCCAATCTTTCAATTCCATAATTAAAAAGCAATAGTTCCTTACGTTGTTTTTGTTCTCTCATATATTCTCCCACAGAACGCATGGTATATGTGAGATCAAATTCAGCAGCATTCCACTTACCACCAAAAAAGCGATTCTTTATTAATTGATCAGAATTATAACTAATCAACTGATCCATATTGTTAGAATTGCAATCATCAGCGAACTTATCGTGATCAAATCCTTTATGCATTGATCCCTTGTTCCCATAGAGATTATCCTTAATATCATAAGGAGGATCAAGGTACATAAAAGCACTCCTGTTTCCATCCATCAGATAATCGTAGGAGTAATTAGTTATACGCCAATTTGCAATTAGTTTAGAATATTCTGGAAGTTTCTCAATTCCTCTTACACTAAAGTTGGAATTGGATGCCTGAGGCGAAAACGATGAACTTGCAGTAAGACCACTGAAAGAGCACTTATTTACAATATAAAATCTAACTGCTCTTTCAAAATCACCAGTTTTAGGATCATTTAGAATAGTTTTAGAAATATCAAACAATCCTTTTGCGGAAACAGGATCTGGGGCAGTGCTCTTAAAGTGTAAGAGATGATCCTTGAGTTCTGTTCCAAACATCTGGAGTTGCTGCCAGAAGATTACGAGAGGAGAATAAAGATCGTTCACCCAAATCTTAAGATCTGGATACTTCTTTGTAATATGAATTGCAACAGATCCGCCACCCAAAAAGGGTTCACGAAACTCTTTATAACTACGGAGATCTGGAAAGTACAGATCCATTTTCTTGCAAGCACGAGATTTCCCGCCGGGATATCGAAGTGGAGTTTTCAATGATTTTTGAGTCGTCATAATAAATTTAAATTACAGAATCACTTCAATCATACTTAACAGTTGTCCAGCATCAATTTTCTTTTCTACTGGAACAACATTAGATGCTATCATAGTATAATCACCTTTCTCAAGTTTAAAGGTGGCACCAGCACCATCACATTCTACTCTGGAATAAACAGTATCCCAATCAGTATAAGCAATAGACATATTTTTAGTATCCACTAAAAACATATACTCAAATGTCTTTTTAATATCTTCCTTTTTTAATAGTTTTGAATTTGCTTTTCCCGGACGCTTATTAATCAAAACAACACGCTTACAACTACCATTTTGATTAATAAGTCCCAAAGACCCTTTCATTTCATAAGGGATTTTAATGAAATCCACAAAATCTCTACCATCTTCATAATCACCAACATATTCCAATTGACCATCACTCCATTTTGCAAAAGATTTTTCTTGCAAATATGTTCTGAAAGTTTTAAATGCATTGGATTTCATTTGCGTAGTATTAGTAGCTTTCACACAACCAAAAAATTCTGGTAGATTAATTCTCGAAAAGTCAATATTCATTTAAATTCACACTCAAACTCACATTCTTTATAAATATTTATAGTAGTCACAATAAAATGTTCTCCAATACAAAATATACAAAATGGTATTACGAAATAATCAAAAAATATTCAGTTTATGATAAAAATGTTTTTACCGAAAAGCATCATATTATTCCAAAAAGTATGGGAGGTCAAGATGTAGAAACAAATTTAGTTAGAGTTTCTCCAAGAGTTCATTATGTTCTTCATTTACTTTTATTTAAAATGACTTCCGGAGCAGCGAAAAGAAAAATGTATTTTGCTGTTTGGAATATGAGTCATTCTAGAGCAGTAAAAAATGGAGCAATGTACCAAATATTAAGAGAGCAGTGTGAAGAACATATGAAAACTATAAGACCAAAAGAACCTTGGAATAAAGGAAAAAAGAATTGTTTTTCGGAAGAAACAAAAGAAAAATTTAAAAAAACTAGAAAAGGAAAATCATATGGAAAAGTTTGGAAAATAAATTATAAAGGTGTTGAATATAATTCAATCAAAGAATGTATGAAAATAACGGGAGATAGTTATTACTTAATAACAACTTATGGGTTCAAAATGGAAAAATACAGACCTTAACGAAATTCGCATTCACACATAATTTCAGTTAATGCCGCAAGAAGATTAATTTCTTGGTCTGCTACGAATGCAATTTGATACTGATACTTTGCAATAATAAGGACAGCGGCAGGAATAGTAGAAGGAACGAGGGCATCGTAAAGTGAGTCATAAACCCTCCGAAGAATAGTACCAGAATCATTATCCAGATTAGCAACAACCCACTTGCGAACCTCCGCAAAGTTTTTTTCTTTGAGGTATCTGAGGAGGTCATTTACTGAAACGTCTGAGAAAGATGCAAGAATTCCCGCGTCGATTTTTCCCCCTGTAGAATACCTTTGGCATTCGTTC